CATAATCCATCATATATATCTGATACGCTTACTGTATCTTCTACAAAGTTTGTTCCATCTGATATTACCACCTTGATAGCAGGTGATGTGGTTGATTGTAAAAATGATACATCAAAGTCTGAACTTGCTGATTCATAGTCTTGTGCTGAATCTCCTATTAATTGTACCTGTAATCCTGCGTCTATTGCTGTTTCAGGTGTGGTTGAAAAGTCTCCTGTGTCCCAATCAGTACAGGCAGCACAAAAGTCCTCATTACTGTTAAGATTACCTTTAGACCATATAGTTTGAGTTCCTTGTTGTCCATCTCCTTTAAACCAAAATGCCATAGTAAAGTATGGTAGAGTCAAATCTAGTTGATTGTCATCTGGTATTGATATGTATTGTGTACCGTTAAATGTTGCTCCTGCTCCGTATTTCTTGTTAGTTAACAAGTCTAATGTTCCTGATAACGTAGGTGATACAGGAAATGTAGTTGGTGTCTGGTCATCTACGTCTAAAGTTATTGCTGTAGATGTTCTATCCCTTGATGCTGTACTACTGTCAGTAATGTCTAACCCTGTAAATGCTGTTAATGTTCTTTTCCTTACTGGATTTGATAGTATAACTCTCTCCTTGTTTGCTGCTTCCTCTGGATCTGGAAATGCTAATGGAGTGATTAATGCCTGTAGTTTGTTTATTGATTCCTGTCCATTCTGACCTCTCCTAATGAAAGTAGATACGTCACTCATCTATGATACGCCTCTAAAGATAATTCCATTTTTTGTACGCCTTCTGTACTAGAGTCTGCTGACAAGTCAATTCCTACTATGTTGGCCTTTACATCTAATCCAGTCTTTGCATCATATACTTTACAATATGTTCCTAATGGTATACGTGCTGTTACAGGGGATACTATAACCTTACCATAAGTTCTTTTCTGTTTTCCTAATACTGTTGCTGCCTGAATTAATGTTTCCCTCACAGTTTGTTCTTCCAAGTCTGCCCTTATAGGAAAGATTCTCTCCCTAGTTTCTGGTAATAATGATGTTGCATCTATATTTTCTACTGTAGTGATTAATCTCTTGGCATCATATACCCTATATGCAGATTTTCCCACTCTACTTGTCCATGTTACTCCGTCTGTACTATCCCAGAATGTACCACTTGCTGCCTCATAATCAACATTATATGTATTTGAAGCATCTCCATATTTAGGGAAAACTATGTATAGTTGCTCTCCTGGTGTCACATCTAGTTTAGGTTTAATTGGAATCTCAAACCAATCAGCAGGAGTTGTAGTTCCTAATGTGTTTAGTAGTGTAGTGTTTGCTAAAAATTTTCTCCTAATATCAGCAGGATCAGGTCCACTACCTCCTGTATCTCCCCATATTTCTATAGAACCATCGTCAGCAGGAGTACCTGTTTTGATTGCCCTAATTGCTACCTTTGCTATATTATCTGTAGTTGGTGTAATTGGTATTGCGTGCCATGCTGTGTCCAAGTTATCTGCTGCATCTGGTGTACCTCCGTCTGATACTGATAATGAAGGATTAAAATGACCGAATCCATGTACTAAATTAACCATCATGTCTGCTGATGAGTCCTTCCACTCTAAAGGTGCATTTAATATATATCCTATCTTTGTACTATCCCATGTGGTAGATACTGTACTTGCCAAGTCATTTGTAAATAAGAATCCTGAATCAATAGCCTCTGGATCTTGTACTACTAATGCTCTGTCTGCATTTACGTGCCATGTAGTATTTGCTATACCTGCTAGGTTTGATATGATTTGTGCAAATGATGCTACAGTATAGTTTATATTTGCTATCTTTCCTGATGTTGCTGACTCGTCTATACCATTACCTGTTGTACTTGTCTGTGCTGTTATTGTTGTTAATGGGGATATATTGTCATCTACATAGTGATCTGTATCTTGAAATAGGTCTAGTATTAACTCTGATATTTTAGTAGAATCATCTGTGTCATCCAAATCAACCCCATTTGAACCTTTTGCTTGGTTTCTAGTTAGTGTACTCATACGTTCCCTTAATATAATACCCCATCCAATACAAGTTAATGAGATAGTTTGTATACCTGTGGTCGGTCTTGATACTGTAAAGTCTTTAATCTTCCCATAGAACCATCTCTCAGATAATGCTGTTGTATGTCCTAGATATAATTGAATACCCCATTCTCTACCTATTGAACCAGGTCTTTTATCATCAGTTAAATCAGTTAAAGCGTTACTATGATCATGTATAACTAACTGTAGAAATCCATAGTCATCATCTGTTCCCAAATGTAATTTCATGGCCTCTAGTTTAAAGTCCTGAGTTGGTGTACTGTTTAGTTTAGCAGACTCAAATGTATATGCTGCACCACCAGTTTGATTAGTTATAATAATCTTTGGGTGTAATGGTGTAGGATCATAGTTAGGTGTTAATGCTGTCATATTACTGCTACTCCTGTAGATATTGAGTTGTTACGTTGAGTCCATAAAACCCTGTCATCAATCTCATGTCTACCTCTACCTTCAGTATCAATAATTCTGAATGCTTCTGTTCTATTCAAACCTATTGATTTGATTAATTCATCCTGTCTTGCTACTTCTGATTGTAATACTCCTAAATTACCTGCACCAAAGAATCCAGATAATCCAAACCCTTCTTGTAGTAAATCTATTTGAGCTCCTCTTGCCAATGCTGCCTGATTAGCCTGTTGTACTGCCCTTACATGAGCATCCCATACATTTCCAGGTTGTGCATAACCTCCTCCTCTATTTGTTTTTCTAGTACCTGTATATGATATTGATTGTCCTGTTCTTTGAAGTAATGAACCTATTGCTTTCTGTTGTTCTATTGCTCTTGCTTTATTTGCTAATCCAATTCCCTTTCTACCTATACCTGTATTTATAAATATACCAAAAGAATGACCTAGATTTAATGCTGCTGCTGAGCCTTCTACATTTAATTTATGTCTCTGTGCTGATCTATATGCACCTAATGATGTATACCCTCCTGTTACTGCTCCTGATATAGATAATGCTAAAGCAAATCCTGATGAATCTAATTGTCTAGTTCCTCCATATCTTAATCTTCTCATGTTTTCTAATTCTATATTTCTTTGTTGTGCTACCCAAGCAGGTACTTTTATTGATCCATGTGCTACTTGTGCTGCTCCTGATGCTCCTGTTGAATTAAAGAATCCAGTACCAAAAAAATCTGTTCTATTAGTAGCTCTACCAAGTGTATTAGTTTTAATTAGATTTTGACCACTAAGTAAATCATTTAATTTTGATTTTTTTCCAAATGAATTATTTGCTGCTGTATTATTAAGATATCCTATCATAGCATTTGCAAACCCACCTGAAGTATTAGTTACGGTGCTTAATTGTTGTTGTATTACTGCTAGTTCTTTTGCTGCTGAAGGTGTTAAAGAATCTGCTACTGAACCTATATCCTGACCTGTTAATTTATATGCCATTAGTCTACTTTCTCCAAAGCTTGAAGTATCTTTTAATAATGGATCATCATTTGATAATATTAATCCTCCAAGTGTTCCTCCTAAAGTTCCACCTGCTGAACCAAAATGGAATTGACCTCGCCTTCCACCTGAATCTATGTTTGTTGCTAAAAATGCTGCTGCTACTAATTTATCATGTGCTGTGTCTGTTGGCAACCCTATACCTTGTTTTTCTAATTCCCTTGTTAATTCTGCTTCTACTACTTTTTTAGGTTTTACTAATAAATCACCATATCTAGCAAGTATATTATTTTTATCCAAAAATTCTCTTTGGTCATCTGTGATTTTACCACCTGTTTTTAATATTGATGCTATTCCTACATTCATTCCTGGTATGTTTAATCCTCTAATTCCATTTCCTATTTTACCTCTCCTTAATAATTCATCTTTAGATAATCCAAGATTAGTGGCAAATCTTATTACCTCTGCTTCTCGTTCTACCTGTATCTGTCTTTTGATTTCCTTTAAATCTCTTTTACTTCTTTCTATAGCAGTTTTGAAGAAAAAATCTTTCTGTGATATACCATTAACTCCTACTATGTTTTTTACAATAGGTCCAAGTTTCTCATCTTGTAATAATACTTTCCTTAAAAACTCTGGTTCAGTTGTAACTAGACGTAATAATTCTTGACCTGCTTGTGTTTCTCTAAAGTCTTTGTTTGATAATGCTGATTCTATTGCATCAAATCCTAAAAATGGTCCACTAAATGTATCTAATGATACTCCTTGATTTATAAATCTCTCTCCTGCTCTAGTTGTTTTAAATGGGAATATGTCTCCTATTGATCTTACACCCATTTCTGATATGGATTTACCTTTGAAAATATCTCCTGTGAAAATAGAACCTCCTGTAATTAAAGGTATTTCAAAATTATGTTTCATATTTCTTAATCTTAAAATTTCTGATTTTGCTCTATCTTCTTGTGAATCAAATCCTGAAAATACTGCACTAATTTCTGCAATATCTCCACCTACTCCTCTACCTACTGCTTTACCAAAATCACTTGATAATAATTTGGGAGTTTTTTCTCCTAATATACCTGCTATACTCTGTGCTGCATTTACATGAATTCTTACTGTGTCTATTAATATTTCTATACCTCTATCTACTGCTGCCTTTGCAGAGTTTGATTGTTTTGAGGTTACTCTCTCATTACCATTACCATCAACAATAACTCTATTTCCTGCTTGATTAGTATACTCTGTAGTTCTAGGTACATATCCTGATCCTCCTAATAATGATACTGATGCTCCTGCAATTATACTATTTGCATTAACTCCTGATGCTGTAAATCTTGTATCTCCTTCAAATTTTATGACGTTAGAACCATTTTGAGTTCTAACTTGGGAGGTTTGATCTCCCGACCTAAAATTTATACTCGAGCCTTGACCATTAGATATGAATGATTGTTGTGATGTTCCTGCATCATCTATAGCGTTTTTAAGTGTAACATATTCATCTGCCATATCCCTAACCCTATTTGTAACTATCTTAAAGTTGTCAGGTAATTTAATTAATAATTTAAATTGATCATCCATTGTTTCATTAAATTCTCCTGCTGAATCATTTGCTCCATCTAACTCTCCTTGAACATCACGAAGTAATTTCTTTTGGTCTTTCATCATAGGTATTACACTTTGTACCATATCCCTGAATCCACCCAAGTTTTCAGTATATGCTTCCCATGCTAAAGTTACCCCTACTAATGCTACTCCTACAACAGGTATAGATAATGTAAGTAATCTATTAGTATTAATTGCTAATTTTGCTGCTGTATTTGCTTTTAATGTTGCAGTTGCACTAAGATTAGTAGCAGTTACTTGTCTTAATAACCCTGCTGATAATAATTTATTAGATAATGTTTGTTTGATTGTTGCTGCTATATCTAGATTTCTCAAAGTAGTGATAGTTTGAATAGATGAAATCATAACGTTTGCTATATTTGCTACGAAAAGTAATTGAATATCAAATAATGCTCCTTCTTCAATCTTTAGTTTATCGGTCTTTACAAGTAAATCTGCTCTAGCTGTTGCTAATTCATTAGTGAGGTTAGTGGCTTTTTGAGTTCCTGCTCCACCTTTTTCCATTAATTCGTTTAATCTTAACTGTTTGTTATTGAGTAAATCCTGAGCTCTTGCTACAGCAATCTGTGACATGGCCAATCTATTACCTGCTCTATCAAGATTAGATATGGAAGTAAATGTTTGAATACCTGCTGTAGACAAGTTCAACATACCTTGAGTCATAGTCTGGAAGTTTACTGCTGCTGCTGCACTATTACGACCTGCACCCTGAACTGATTCAGCATATTGGTCTGTTGCTGTGGAAGCTTTTTGAGTAGAACCAGTAATCTGATTATTCATCTGAACTACTTGCCTACCCTTTGTAAGCATATCTCTAATCTCTAATACATATTTAAATACTGCATTCCTACCACTAGCCATGAGTATAATTCATCAGAAATAATATAGAGAAGTAATTAACCAAGTGATATTCTTGGCTCTTGTCTTGCTTTATTTGCTGAACTACCTCTACGTCTCCTTAATGATAATCTTCTAGTTAATCTTTTTCTACCTGTTCCTGCTCTTACTAATGTAGATCTACCTGCAAATGATGTACCACCTTTAAATCCTGCTGATGACCTTCCTACCTGTTGGAATTGACGACCTCTACCTCCAACTCCTGCTAATTTTAAAAAGTGTGGATGACCTTCTGCCATAGCTTGTTCTAATGCCTGAATAACTTGACTATTAATAACTCTAGCAACATCATCTATGAATGGGTTAGGTCTAGTTCCTGGATGAAATACCTCAGTAGTAAATACCTCCTCTCCTCCAACTTCAAATCTTAACACTTTACCTGGTTTTGCTCTAACTACGTGAGCCTTTGTACCACCCTCTAAATCCTGAACTAATGATATTAAGTCAGTACCTACCTCTACATAGTTTTTTCCTTGACCTACTATTCTCCATGATTGATTTAATTCACCTGTATCTCTTGGACCCATTTGTTGTAGTAATTGAACAGTTGATTCTCCTATTAGCGTTAAGAATCTCTTTTGAATACGTGGTCCTGCAAATTCGAAATTCTTAAATCCTTGATTAATGCGATTAAGACCTTGAACTGTAATTGGCATTTCTACTATCTAATTCTTCCTCTTGAGATAATATAGTAAGTATATTAGATACTTCAAGCATTTCATCTAATTTATTATCTGGTAATGTCATTAAATCAAAATATGTACCAAACCCTGACTTTACTAAATTTATTATTGGTATAAGTTTCTTTAATTCAGGATAATCCTCTATTGCTATTTCTCTTTCTTTTTTGTCTCTACTTCGTATAAACCTGACAGCTTGGCTCCTTCTATCGTTCCATGTATTGCTAAAAAAGTGTATACTTCTGCCATAAGTGTTCTAAAGTCTGGTTGTGATATATTAGTATCTTCTAATTCTTCTAACGTTTTACCTAATCCTATCTCACATACTTTATTAAACCAGTCAGTCTCAAATTCCAATTCTTCCTTAGTTCCTGCCTTACCTGCTTTAGCGTGTTCCTCTGCTTCTACCATTTTTAGTTTAAACCATTTAAGGTCTTTCATTGGTATATCTTCAATTACAGGTATTTTTAAATCCTTAATAATCCATGCTTTCTTTTTAAGGTCGAGAAAAACCATATATAAAATATAATTTGTTAGTATTTAAACCTATAGGTCAGTTACACTTTCTGCTCTTGCTGTTATACTCTCTATAAGAGCATCTGTACTTCCTGCTGC